TCCCCGCCATCGGGCTTATCTCGGGGCTGATCGGCACTTACGTGGGGTTGCAGAATCGCGCGCTGCTGGCGGAGGTCCGCAAGGAGCTCGCGGAGCTTGAAAACCGAATCTTCCTCAGGATCAATGGCACGTATGTCCGGAGCCAAGAATGTGCCTTGCGCGAAGCGAATGTCCAACAGCGGTTTGAAGCGCTGGTATTGGAGATCCGGCGCGGCGAAGGGTGACGCGCCGTTTGTCTGCCTGTTTGGCGCACAATATGGATGCAGACCGCGCCATGACCTCGCAGAAGCTGAAGCACCGCATCAGTGTGTACGTCACGGAACGTGACCTGACGGCAATCAGACGAGCGTCTGAGAAACTCGGCGTCGCCATCAGTGAATTCATAAGAGTGAGTGCTGTAGAACGCGCCCGGCGCGAATTGCGTGCAATCGGGCATCTTGATCTGACACCTGATGAGTGGCGAGCGTTCGCGACCGTGCTTGACCGCCCGGCTAAGCGAGTGCCCCAGTTGCGCCGGCTCTTTCGCGAAGCATCAATCCTCGAACGTCCATGAACCCACTCGGATTATGGCGATTGCGCCCGTTATTGTTTTGCGCTTTACGTGGCCTATACAGCGGGTCGGGTCCGGACGCGGTGCGCAATCTCTTTGCCGTGTTGACGGCGCGCGACGCGCAAGTCGTATTCAAGCTGCAACCCAAGCCACGTCTCGGGTGAGACGCCGAAGTAAATCCCCAAACGCAGTGCGGAGTCGGCGGTGATGGCGCGCGTGCCGTTGACGATGGCACTGATCCGGTTTGGTGGCACGTCGAGATCGCGCGCGAGTTGATTGGTGCTAAGGTTCATCGGACGCATGAAATCCTCCAACAGGATTTCGCCGGGGTGGATCGGGTCAATCGACCGTTTCGTCATCGTCGAATTCGGCATGGCGATGCACTCAAGCCTCGTCGGCCGGTGCGGCCGAATCGAGGCTAGAGAACCACCTCAATGCCCTTGGTACGAATCACGTTGAGCAAGGCCAGAGCTGGACCCGTGGGCCGCTTGGCGCCGCGCTCCAACTGTGAGACATAGCCCGAAGTGAGATTAAGATAGCGGGCAAAGGCGGCCTGACTCAGATTGGCCCTCTCACGCAGCGCGCGAATCTCTTCCGGCGTGATCGGACTTGCAGTGCGAAGCGGAGCCTCTCCGAGATGGCGAACGGTGATTTTTTGGAATTCGTCATCGCCCATCACCCCGACGCGGTGCATCCCCTTCGCTGTTTCAAGCAGTGCGTGTGCAAAACGGCTAGGCGTCTTCGTCATTGGGAACCTCCTGCAACTCACCTTCTGCGAGTGCATGGGCGATCTGCTTGGCATCGGCCGCAAGCCAACACGAAGCAATCTCCCGAGCCGTGAGCAGTTCATCGGAGCTGATGTTGTCCCGCTCGTTTTTGGCAAAGCCGTATAGGAACACCGCTCGCTCCTTCAGCCGGTAGGCGATCAGCATTCGATAACCGCCCGAGCGTCCCTTGCCGCGCCGAGCGACACGTTGTTTGATCAACCCGCCGCCCAGATCGGCATCAACCAAGCCACGCTTGGCCCGCGCTATGGCCTCGTGCAGGCTCGCGTCGGCGATCCCTTCGTGCTTGGCAAACCGTGCGAGCCACTTAGTCTTGAAAACCTGCATTCGCGCTATAACACTATGAACTATAGCACAGAGACACACAGAGACGAACTTGCGTAAGCCTCACCTGGGGATGAACGCCGTTCGCGTCGCGGACGTTGCGGTTGCAGACAGATCAGATTCGCACGCTGCTTGCTGGGGTGTGGAGCAAAGAAGCCGCCAGCTGATGCTGGCGGCGGTTGGCGGGGCGGGCGCGCGGCTTAGGCTATGTGGTAGCAGCGCAGGCCATCCTCACGCTTGGTGCTCTCGACCGTGAGGCGCATCTTTTTCCCCAGGCTGCCGGAGATGAACCCGCGCACGCTGTGGGCCTGCCAGTCGGTGGCGGCCATGATTTCCTTCAGCGTGGCGCCCTCGGCGCGCTTGAGCAGGTCGAGGACGATCGCCTTCTTGCTCCCTTCGCGCGCCGGGCGCGCGCCGTCCTTGGGCTTGGCCGCCTTGGTCGCTTTGGCCTTCTTGGGCGCGGCAGGCGCCGCGTGTTGCGCGGGGGCGGGCGTCAGGACCTGAATGGCCTTCCAGATCCGCGCGATGGCCGTCTTGCGGTCGGTGAACTTCTTGATCGGCTTCAGGGAGTCGAAGGGCACCACGCCGGCGAAGCCGTTCCAGACTTCGGCGAAGCGGGCGATCGGCCAGGCGGCCGAGAGTTTGGCGAGTTCCTTCTCGGTGGAGAAGGTCGCCTCGATGCTGCCCACGCGGTGATTGAGGGCGTCTTCCAGTTCGGCAAACGCGGTTACGGCGTTGTCGGTATCGATGGTGAAGGTAGTCATGTTTGGTCTCCTGGTTGAGTCAATGGCGCGCTAGCACTCCAGGCCTTTGGCATCCACCGCGCTGCGGTCGCCCAGGCTGGCGAGCACGTAGGCGAGTTCCTCGCTGACGTGGCCCAGGTCACCCGGAAAGCCCCAGTTGGCAGGCTCGGCGGCCTGTTCTTGCTGGTGCTGGGCAAGCCGCTGCGCGATGCGCTGCAGCAAGTCCTGGCATTCGGCATGGCGTTCTGCGTAGCAGGCGGCGGCGGTTTGCTTGGTGGTCTGTTTGGTGCGTGCCATCGACCCTATGAATCACTTCAGTCCCGGCGAATAGCAAGGCGATTCAATCCGATTCGCGAACAAATATGGGCATCTCACTCCGGGGGTACGCAAGGCACCGCGGCGTCACGCTGAAAGCGGTCCAGAAGGCGGTTGCGCGCAAGCGGATCAAGCTCGAATCGGACGGCACGGTCGATGCGGCGCGGGCGGACCGCGATTGGACGGCGAACAGCGACCTTGCCGGGGTCTTGCCCAACATCATCGGCGGCCAGAAGCAGGCCTACCGGACGGCCAGGAGCATGGCCACCGATCCGGAGGTCATGCCGGCGCCGGCTACAGTGGCCGGCGACCCGATGCACGCTTACCTGAAGGCGCGTGCGGTGAAGGAGACCTTCCTCGCCAAGCGCGCTCAGGCCGAGTACGAGTTGCTGATGGGGAAGCTGATCGAGAAGACGAAATCGCACGAATACGCCGCGACCTTCTCCCAGATGGTCAAGGAAGGCATGCTGGCGTTGCCCGACCGGTTGGCGCCCATTCTCGCGGCGCTCGATGACGTCCCGTCGATCCACAAAGTCCTCCTGAACGAGATCAAGGTCCTGCTGCAGAAGCTGAGCAAGGCTATCGCCAGCAGCGGATTCTGATGCACCCATTTTCTATTGGCGAAGTCGGCGCGACGCTCCTTCTCCCGCCGCGCGACCTGACGGTCTCCCAGTGGGCAGACGAGAATCGTGTGCTCACTGGGGCCGCGTCGGCAGAGCGCGGCCAGTGGCGGACCCGCCCCTACCAGCGTGAGCCGATGGACGTGTTGAGCCCGGCTCATCCGTCCAAGATGGTCGTCCTGCTCTCCTCAGCCCAGATGCTCAAAACAGAGTGTCTGCTCAACTTCCTCGGCTTCATTGCCGATGTCGACCCGGGCCCGGCGCTAGTGGTGGAGCCGCGGATCGAGGACGCCAAGGCGCTGTCGAAGGATCGTGTGGCGCCGATGTTTCGGGCGACGCCCGTGCTGCGTGGCAAGCTGGCCACGGTCAAGAGCCGGGACTCCGACAACACCGTTCTCCACAAGGCGTTTACCAACGGCTCGGGCCACGTGACCTTCACGGGCGCGATCAGCCCGAGCGGCCTGGCCATGCGGCCGATCCGGTATGCGCTGCTCGACGAGGTGGACCGGTATCCGGCGTCTGCGGGGACTGAGGGCGATCCGGTTTCGCTCGCCATCCAGCGCACGGCCGAGTTCGAGCACAACAAGAAGATCCTGCTGTGCTCGACGCCCACTATAAAAGGATGCAGCCGGATCGAATTGGCCTGGTTGCAGAGCGACCAGCGCGAGTATTTCGTGCCGTGCCCGCAGTGCGGTGAGTTCCAGGTGTTGGAGCTAGGCGACGGCGCGGAGGGTGGGCTCGCCTGGCCGGAAGGGCATCCGGAAGCCGCCCAGTATCGCTGTCAGCATTGTAAATCGCTGATTCCGGAACACAAGAAAGCCTCCATGGTCGAGCAAGGCGGCTATCGGGCCCAGAACCCTGGCTCGCTCATCCCAGGCTTCCGGGTCAACCAGCTCATCTCGCCGAAACGAAGCTGGGGCACGATCGCCACGGAGTTCCTGGCGGCGAAGCGTTCGCCGGAGACGCTCAAAGCGTTCATGAACACGGTCCTCGCCACACTGTGGGAGGAGAAACACGAGGTTGTCGCGGACGCGCACGCGCTGTGGAATCGCTGCGAGCCGTTCGCGGCCGAAGTGCCGGAGGGCGCCTGCCTGCTCACTGCCGGCGTCGACGTCCAGGCCGACCGCCTTGAGCTGGAGATCGTGGGGTGGGGCAGGGATGAGGAGTCGTGGTCGGTCGCCTATCACGTCATCCCCGGCGACATCTTGCGCAACGAGGTGTGGGCGGCGCTCGACGAAATCCTGCTCTCGATTCACACGCATGAGAACGGACAGCAGATGCGGGTGCAGGCGGCGTGCATCGATTCGGGCTACAAGGACGCCACCGTGCTGCGCTTCACCCGCGACCGTTACAACCGGCGCGTCTTCGCGACCAAGGGGCGGTCCGGCGAGGGGACGATCTGGCCGCACAAACCCAGCCGCAAGAACCAGACGCCGTTCTTCATGATCGGCGTCAACGCCGCCAAGGATGCGATTCACGATCGGTTGAAGGTCAAGGAGACCGGCGCCAGCTTCTGTCATTTCCCGCTGGGGCGGGACCTCGAGTACTTCGAGCAGTTGACCGCGGAGAAGAAGTTCATCCGGTATCACAACGGCTTCGCGAAACACGAATGGCGCAAGGCGGATGGGGCCCGCAACGAAGCGCTCGACTGCCGGGTTTACGCCTATGCGGCTCTGAAGTCTCTTGGGCTTTCCGGCGCGCAGCTGAATCTGTTCTGCGACCGCTTCGCGAAGCATGGCCGGAGAGTCACCGTCGCGCCGCCGCCGAAGGCCCCGGAAAAGCAAAGCGCGGAGCAGCCGCAGCCGGCGCCTCGGAGGGAGGCCGGCGATAACGCGCGGAATCCATTTCTCAACGGGCCGGGCGGTCGCTTCCTGGGCGGCCGCCCCAACTGGCTGGGGCGTTAAACGACATGGCCATCGCACTCGCAGACCTGCAGGTACAGCGCGACCAGCTGACATGGATGATCGGTCGCGGCGTGCTGAAGATGACCGTCGACGGGCAGCATGTCGAGTACGCCTCCACGGACGCGCTCTTGAAGGCCAGGGCGGCTCTCGACGCAGAGATCGCGAATCTACAGCCGAACGCTCAGCCCAGCTTCTCGCTTGGCCAGTACTCGAAGGATGGCCGTGGAAATTGGCCGCGCGACTAAGCCTATGAATTTCATCGACCGGGCAATCGCGTGGGTGTCGCCGGCGGCGGCGCTGCGGCGCGTGCAATATCGGCGCGCGCTCCACGTCGCCGAGACATTCTCCTATGACGGCGCGATGCGGGGGCGCCGGACCGGCGGCTGGATCACATCGAATTCGGATGCCAACCGGGAGACCTTCGGCTCGATGGTCTGGCTCCGCGATCGCGCCCGCGACCTGGCCCGCAACAACCCCTATGCCACCAAGGCTCTGTCGGAGCTCGTTGGTGCCCAGATCGGGACGGGCATCATTCCGCGCGCCAACACGGGCGACGATAAGCTCAACGTCCTCATCGACCAGAAGTTCGAGCGCTGGGCCATGGATTGCGATGCCGATGGGCAGTTCGACTTTTTCGGGATCCAGTGGCAGGTGGCACGGGCCGTGGCCGAGAGCGGGGAGTGCATCATCCGGTTCCGGCCACGGCGGCCGGGCGATGGAATCGAAGTTCCGTTCCAGCTCCAGGTGCTGGAGCCGGACTACCTCGATCACAACAAGACGCTGTCTCTCGACACCGGAACGATTATCGAAGGCGTGCAGTTTGACAAGATTGGACGTCGCGTCGCGTATTGGATGTTCGGGAATCACCCGGGCTGCCTGACCCTGACGAACTGGCAGGCTGGGTTTATCTCCAAGCCCATTCCGGCGGAGAGTGTCCTTCACGTTTATAAGAAGGATCGGCCAGGTCAGGTCCGCGGCGTTACGTGGCTGGCGCCGGTGATCCTGAAGCTCCGCGACCTCGACGAATACGAGGACGCCGAGTTGGTCCGAAAGAAGATCGAGGCCTGTTTCGCCGCGTTCGTCATCTCGCCGGACGGCTCGATGATGAACCTGACGGAAACGAGCACGGACCCCATCACCAATCTGCCGACGGAGTTCTTGGAACCGGGCGTGATCAAGCGGCTGCGGCCCGGCGAGGACGTGAAGTTCGGGGCACCGGCCAACAGCGCGGGTTACCGGGATTACCGGGCGACGCAGTTGGGCTCGGTGGCGGCCGGCCTGACCCTGCCATACGAACTGCTGACCGGCGACATGAGCGCCGTGAATTATTCTTCGTTCCGCGGCGGCATGCTGGGGTTCCGCAACACCATCGAGGCCTACCGCTGGCTGTGCCTGGTTCCGCAGCTGCTCCTGCCTGTCTGGAAGAGGTTCATCGACATTGCTTTTATCGCCGGCGAGATCCCCGAGCAGAACTATGGCGTTCGATTCACGCCGCCCAAGTTTGAATCGGTGGATCCGCTCAAAGATGCGATGGCCGAGAAGGTATCCCTGCGCACCGGGGCGATCACCTGGCCGGAAATGGTGGCGAGCCATGGCCAGGATCCCGACGGCCAGTTGAGAGAGCTCATCGCCTGGAACAAGAAGTTCGACGACGGCGGCGTGATCCTGGACGGCGACCCGCGGCGGACCAGCGATCGCGGCCAGATCAACGTGCCAAACAAATCGCAAAGCCCAGAACTGGAGAAGGACGGTGGCAAATGAAGGGTAATCCAGAGGTTGTCGGGGTGCTTCAGAGTGCCCTCGCGCTCGAGGCGACGATCCACCTGCAATATGGCACCGACGCGCGCTGCTTGCGCGAGGCCGGTTTGAAAAAGAACGCGAAGAAGGCCGCCGACTTTGGCGGGGACAGCGGCAAGTTCCTCGGCATGGTCGAGGACCGCGTTCTGTTTCTGGAGGGCAGCGTGGCATATGCCCCGGCGCCGGTGCTGGACTCTGCCAGCGTCACCGCAATGATGCAGCGGGAGTTGGGTCTCGAAATGGGGATTGTTGAGCCCTATGAGAGGGCCGTGGTCGTGGCACAGCAAGCGCTGGACGATACGACCCGCAACCTCTTCGAGCACTTGCTCAAGTGGCACCAGGAGCACGTGGACCATCTGGAGCGCGAGCTCGGTTTGATCGCGAAACTCGGCGAGGCCGGGTACTTCGCGGCACGCATGCAGTAGCCGCCACACAACACATCCCAGGGCGCACCAGCGGGCGGCTTCGGCCGCCCGCCCTGCTGTTGGACCGGTGTGCACATTCAACCACGCGATAAGGAGGCTTCATGTTGAGGGAAAACATCACTGCCGCGGCCGGACCGCCTGGCGCCGTTCCGGGGCCTCCGGCCCACACGCAGGTCGAGACATTTTCTGCTTCCTTCGCTCCCGACACCTGGGACGACGGGGACTCCACGGTCGACTGCGTCTTCTACAGCGGTGCGATAGTACCGCGGGTCGATTTCTGGACCGGAGAGCCCTACGACCTGGTGCTCAGCCTCGATCCCGGGGCCATCCGGATGGACCGGCTGAACAGCGGCGCGCCGGTGGTCGACAACCACAATACCTTCGGCAGCATTCGCGATCAGTTGGGCGTCGTGAAGCCCGGCACCGCGCGGGTCGAGAAGGGCAAGGCGGTCGCGACCCTGCAGTTCAGCCAGCGCGATGAGCTGGCCCCGTTGCGCGCCGACATCAAGGCTGGCATTGTCCGCAACGTCTCGGTCGGGGCGCGGATTGTGACCAAGAACGAGACGACGCCGAAGGGCCAGGACCGCAAACAATTCACGGCGATCGATTGGGAGCCGTACGAGATCTCGCTCACCATGGTGCCCGCCGACGCCGGCGCCGTGCTGATGAGCGCCGCGGCCGCAGGGCCGCAGAACGAAGTCGTTGAAGCCACGGCATCCGCTGCGGCAGCGACGCGGGCAATCAGCCCAAAGGAGCAAAAGCCGATGGAGAATGCAACCATCACTGCGGGTGCCGGTGCCCGCTCGGAAGAGTCCGCGGCTGTCGTGCAAGCAGTGGCACCGCCAGCCGTGGATGAACAGAAACTGCGGGACGAAGCCGTCCAGGCGGAGCGCTCGCGGGTCGCCAAGATCCGCGAGATGACGCTTCCGTTCCAAACCCAGCTTGGCGAGCGGTTCAGTTTTGAACTGATCGACAGTGGCGCTTCCAGCGCCGATGCTGGCGTCCGCATCCTCGAGCGCCTCGCGGCCCTCGGGAAGGCCGAGCCGCCGACGGTATCGGGGCAGCCCGGCAACGCCACCGTCACCCGTGACGCGGCCGAAACCATGCGCGAGAGCATGGCGGCGTACCTGCTGTATCGCGACAATCCGTCTTCGGTGAAGCTCGAAGAGGGCCGTGGCCGCGAGTATGTGGGCATGCGGCTCAGCGAGTTGGCGCGCGAGTGCTTGGAGGTAAAGGGCGTCCGGACTCGGGGCATGAATCCCGACCGGATCGCACTGAGCGCGCTGACCACGACCGACTTTCCGGCGATCCTTGCCAACGTCGCCAACAAGACCCTGCGCGAAGGGTATCTGGCGGCGCCTCGAACGTTCACGCAGTTCTGCCGCCAGGTGTCGGCGGTGGACTTCAAGCCGGTGAACCGCGTTCAAATGTCCGACCTGCAGGCTCTGCAGCCGCTCAACGAGACGGGTGAATACCACCGGGCTCCGCTGAGCGATTCCGTGCAGACCTATGCGCTCGCCACCTTCGGCGAAGTCGTGGCCATCGACCGCAAGGTGATCATCAACGACGATCTGCAGGCCATGACCCGGATTCCGTTCCAGCTCGGCGTGGCCGCAGCGCGCCTCGAGTCCGACACCGTGTGGGCCGTGATCACCGGCAACCAGGTCATGATCGAGGATGGCAACGTCCTGTTCTTCGCCGCCCACAACAACCTGTTCACCGGCGCCGGGTCCGCCCTCGCGCTGACTTCCCTGGCCACTGCGCGTTCCAAGTTCCGGCTGCAGAAGGGTCCCAAGGGCACCTACCTCAACCTGGAGCCCACCTTCCTCATCGTTCCGACGGCGCTCGAAACGGCTGCCCTGCAATTGATCGCGCCCATCAACCTGGTCGCAACCACCTCAATCTCGAACGTGATTCCGGAGTGGATTCGCACCTTGAATCCAGTCGTGGAGCCGCGTCTCGACGCCGCCTCGAGCACTGCCTGGTACCTGGCAGCCAAGCCCACGATGATCGACACCATCGAATTTTGCTACCTCGAAGGCCAGGACGGCGTGTACATCGAAACCCGCCAGGGCTTCGACGTGGACGGCTTCGAAATCAAGGCTCGTTTGGACTTCGCATCCGCCGCGATCGATTTCCGCGGCCTGCAAAAGAACGCCGGCGTGTAGGGGCGGGCTAACAAGCAACCGGGCCGCCCCGCGCGGAGCGGCCCACAGACATTTCATGGGAGACAGAGGATGAACAATTACATTCACAAGGGGCGATCCCTGACCCTCGTCCCGCCCTATTCCGGTGTCGGCGGGGGCGGGATGAAATCCGGAAACCTGTTCGGCGTCGCGGCCGGCACATTCACGGTCGGCGTGGCCGCGCAATTCGATGTCGTCGGCGTGTTCGCGCTGGTCAAGGACGCGAGCGCGTTCTCGCAGGGCGACTTGATCTACTGGGACGACGTGAACAAGGTCGCCACCAGCACGGTCGGCGCCAATCTGCTCATCGGCGCCGCCGAGTTCGCTGCGCTCACCGGCGATGCCACCGTCCAGGTGCGTCTGTTCGGCGTCCCTGGCTTCAGTGGCCAGGTCAACGGTGTCAAGGTCGCCCACATGCTGTACAACTTCGCCGTCGATGGCGGCGCGAGTTGCACTCCTCAAAACAGCGACACCATCCCGGCCAACGCCGTCGTCTTCGGCGGCGTCATCAACTCGACCACGCCGCTGGCCGCAGCCGGCGCGGCGACGCTGTCCATCGGCACCACGGCCGGATCGAGCGCGGCGTCGATTCTCGCCGCTACCGTCAAGGGCTCCCTGGGGGCGGATGCCGTCCTGGCGTCCGCAGCCGCGGCTGCTCCATTCAAGATGTCCGCCGCGGGCCAGCTCGCCGTCGCTATCGCGACCGGCCCGCTCACCGCTGGCGTCGTCGAGGCCTGGGTGTTGTACGCCATCGCGGCCAACTCTTAGTCCTCAGACAACTGAGCCATAAGGGGCCGGGCCCGCGCCGGCCCCCATCGGAGCAACCATGGCTGGCTACAAATACCCGGATCTCGTCCCCGACATGGAGCTGGCGTCCGTCCTGGACGCCGCGGCGATCATACCCAATGACAATGCCGACATGGCCTACGCCACCCGGTCGCTGTGGGTGGGCGGCGCCGGCAACGTGACCGTCATGCTGGCCAAGGCCTCCGCTCCGGTCACGTACTACAACGTCCCGGCCGGCACCCGTCTCATGGTCAGCGTCACTCGCGTTTATGCGACCGGCACGACCGCGACCGATCTTCTCGCCGAGTACTGACCGATGAGCAGTTTCGTCACCCCCCAGGACTCGCTCGCCCAATCCTGGCTGCAGGCACTGCGCAATCAGATCGCGGCTTTGGGGCAGCCGGTGCAATATCAACCGGGCGGCCCGGCTGCGGCGCCGCAAACCGTGCTGGGCATCTGGCGCGACAGCACCGAGATTCAAGGTTCGATGAACGGCATGTTTGGCACCTTCATGGTCTGCCTGCCGGACCTGAGCTTCGATCCGGCGAAAGGCGATCTAATCACCAAGGACGGCCACGTTTACCAGGTCGCCGATGCCTCCGTCGACGGCCGCGGCCGCGCACGGCTTTATTTCAGGTCCATCGAATGATTCAGACGCGGATCACATTCAATGGCTCCAAGGTGCGTCTCGGCCCCGGCATCGGCTTCAAGAAGTACCAGATGCTCACGCTCGGCCAGTACGCCCTGGACACCATCAAGGCGCGCGTTACCAAGGGCATAGGCTCCGACGACGCGCCGATGAAGCCCCTGACGGAACGCTACCGGACCTTTAAGGAGCTCATTGGCCTTGAGCCGATTCGGGATCTTCACGGTCCCGGCAAGACCTCTTACATGGCTCGGACCTACGTCAAGGATGCGACGCAGCATTTTGGCGGCAAGGTGAGGGGCTGGAGGAATGGCCTGGTCAATCCTTTTGCGTTTAACGCCCGGAACAGACTGCCGCATGCCGGTGGCCGCCCCTACATCACAACCCAGAAGAACATCCGCTTCCGGAGCGTCGGCGGCGGGGCTCACATGCTCGACAACTTCACCGTGCGGTATGCCGATGAGCTGGTCGTCCGCATGGACATCACGGCGCAGTGGGCGCGCGACCGTGCTCGCGGCAACGAGATGCGTGCTCCGTGGTTTGGCATGTCGCCGAACGACGTCCGTGCCATTGTCCTGTTTGCGCAGAGTCTATTCCACGCCAACGTGACCGATCTGGCCGTGCGGCTGAAGGTCCAGTCCGGGCCGGCGGTCTGGATGAGCCCACTTGGGTCGCAGGACGAGATGTTGCGAAAGGTCGCCTGATGCCTTCCACCCGCAAAGTGGTACGCGAGACGCTCCTGGCCGTGCTCGCGGCCCCAGACACCGGCTTCAATGCGAACCTGGCCAACGTCGGGGCGGCCTATGGGATCGACAGCATCTTTGAAATTGACTGGACGATCGGCTCTCCCAACTTTTTCCAGGGCAACATCGCACCCGACCAAATCGTCTCGGCCGATTTGATCCCCGACGAGGCCGGCGTGTGCGTGGCTCTCTACACGAGCGTCTCCCAGACCAACTCGGGCGATGAGCGGCAGAAGCCCTCAATCTTCTCAGGCAAGATTCTGCTCCACGTCGACTTCTATCTGCGGCGGCGCAAGCTGCACATACTGCGCCAGGGCGACTCATTGCCGCCCGACGTGACCGGCGACATGGAGATCCTTCCGGACGCGATTGAGGATGCGTTCTTGACCACGGTGATGGCGCCCGGCGTGAATTGGTCTCCGGTGAGTTTCAACGGCGACTTTCAGTGCTCGCGCGAGCCGTTCCTGTTTATGGGCGACGGCTGGCAAGCTCGAATTCCCTTTCAACTGATGTGCGAGGTGCATGTATGACGTTTCGCTTTCTGGGCTCCGAGTCACTGGTGGGTGATTCGATCAGGCTCAATCGTTTCGGCCAGTCTGTCGAACTCACTGAGTTGCAGGCGGCCAACGCCATCCTGGGCGGTTGCGCGCTGGTCGACGATGAGACGTTCGGCCAGATCGGATTCGCTAAGGAGGATGTGGAAAGGTTCGCTTCCTCCGGGTCGCATGGGCGGGCGCCGGCTGAATTCCTGGAGAAGAAGAAAGACGCCCTCCTCGCGGCTCAAGCACTGCGCGAGAGGCTGGAGAGCGGCGAGACGTTGACGGCTGCAGAGCCGAAGGGAGAATGACCGATGTCCAATTTTTCAAACACCCGGATGCAGCGGCTCTATGTCCAGCCGGAAGCGACATGGGCCGTCATTCCAAACACCGGGGGCACTGCGACGCTGGCCGGCTCGAACTGCTGCCGCATGTCGTCCCTGGTCATCAACCAGACACAGCAGGAGATTGTCCGCTCCGATAAGACGGGCTCCCTGGGTCTGACGATGGGGCTTCTGGGTCGGCGTGCGGCAACCTGGAGCGCCAAGATGTCGCTGGCGCCCAACGGCGCCACCGGTGTGAAGCCGGACATGGATCCGTTCCTCGCGGCAATCATGGGAAAACTCGCCGTCGTGAACACGGGCGTTTCCGTGGTCTATGGGCTGGATGACAATAGTCCGAGCGTGACAATCTGGGACTTCAACACGCCCGGAACCATCACGCAGCGTTGCGCATTGGGCGCGGTCGCCAGCAAGGCCAAGTTCGACATCGGCGTCGATGAGCCCCAAGTAGAGTTCAGCGGGCCAGCCGAGGCCATCCTGGACACGGACGTGTACGCGACGGCGGACACCGTTAGCAAGGGCGGATTGACACAGGCGAGCTTCCCGACGGAGCCCACGACGCCGGTCACGAACGGTGTTGCGCCGCCCGGATTCACCGGTGTAATCACGCTCGACGGCCAGGCCTATGCGACGTTCCGGACCGGCTCGATCTCGGTCGACGTGGACCGCGAGTTGCCGATGGACGGCTTCAATTCCTACTACGGGCTGGCCCCAGCGGCTGGCCTGCGCAACGTCGCTGCGGACTGGTCGATGTATGACGACGATTCCGCGGTCCTTTCCGCCCTCAAGGTGAAGGCCTATGCCGGAACTCCGGTCA